TTATTTAGAAATTTAGCTAATTTGCTGATGCCTGTTCGACCATCAGTTGATTGGCCACACGGGTCATGCTGCATTATTTGATTGAGTGATAGTTTCATTTTATTTGTCCCAAGACAGTGAAGAATAAACCGATGAAAGAAAAAATTGACATGATAATCCACATAATATCGATTAATTTTTTGTTAATTTTCATTTGCTTTTTTATTGACGTTTGGCTATTTCATTGGATAAAGCGTGGTCGAATACAACTCGTCCATATTTATCACAACCTTCATTAAACATTTTAGTCAAATTATCTTTAGCTAACTCAGCAATACGAACTGATTTGAAATAATTATCAATGAACTGTTCAAACTCAACATCCTGAAGATTTATCAGGTCTATTGATTTTTTAAATTTTTTGTGTATTTCAGTCATATTTGCACCTCTTTTATACTGTAGGACATTGTGTAACAAAAGTAAAGATTTATTTAAATTGTTTGTAAAAACATTCTGAGCGACATGAAAAACCATAGTGGACGTACTAGTGGATGTGTAAATTAACTACTTTTAAATGTGTGGTCATTGTTGTTGTTTTTTTGGTGATGTTGAGATTTGAGTCAACAAAATTCACGACATTGTGATTCTGAGCGACATGTGGAGGTAAAAACAGTTTCTACGACACTATATACTGTAGTTCTGAGCGACATTTGGACTGTCTCTTAGAATGTTTTCTTGTAACTTATTGATATTTAAATAGTTTTAAGTCTCACGTCTACCTACTAATAGGTAGACGTACTAGTGGACGTGGAAAATGGCTTGTAACTTATTGATATTTAAAGTAAAACATTTATTACACATCCACTCATTTTTGGTGTTGTGGATGTGGTAAGTAACTGATATTCCTCACCATTCGTTTTGTGGTATTTTATTTGCGACATCGTAAGTCTTTGTAAACACTAGGGTTTTCCAACTATCAATGACTTACCACGTCCACTATACCCCCCATATATGAAACGCTCAGATGGAAATAAAAAATATTTTTTTCACAGCCTTTGAGTATTCGGACACCTAGTGGACGTGGCCTAAAACATCCTAATGTTGCTCAGAATGACAGTGATACTATGTGGAACACAAGGGTAAAAGTAACGGTGAAATACGTTAAAATGTAACTATAGTAAATATGCTAAACTTTCCATAATATCACAGTTTATCGGTAAAAATTATGCCACCAAGAATCACAGTCAAAGATTTAACTGGGTTGAAGCCTGCGTATGCCAATTTCGTTATTGAATATGTGAAGGATTTCTCACCTCGGCGTGCTGCTGAAGCTTCCGGGTTTGCTCCTTCATATGGTGCACACTTGGCAGAAATCAAGGAAATCGACGAAGCCATTAAGAGGATATTAACATCAAGACTCGAAATTAGTCACATTGATGCTGAGTGGTTGTTGATGGAAGCGGTGGATAATCACATGATAGCCAGAAGTCAGGGGAACATCGCATCCAGTAATACAGCCCTGGGTATTGTTGCTAAACACAAGTTTGTTGATGCATTTGCTGCTGAAAAAGTTGAAATCAACAGTGATAAAGATATAATGGAGCGGTTGATAAGGGGTCGCAATCGAGCGAACAATCAAGAAGACGAAGATGTTTCCTTCCTATAATAAGTAAAAATGTTAAAAACAACACCTAATCACACATCCGTTCGTTCGGCGATGACATCCTCAGGGGAATATGAACCTGGGCAAATTGATTTAATATTAGCTGATGAATGTTCTAATTATTATGCCGACCCCCTTGGTTGGGTGTTGTGGGCATTTGATTGGGACCACGGCGAGTTAGATGGGTTCGATGGTCCTGACATATGGCAAACAGAAACGTTAATTCGAATTGGTAAACAAGTCACCGAACGTGGTTTCGATGGTATTAACCCTGTAAACCCTATTCGAGAAGCCACTGCATCAGGCCATGGCATTGGCAAGAGTGCGTTAACATCCTGGCTTATATTATGGATAATGTCCACCAGGCCATATGCCAAAGGCATCGTTACAGCAAATACATCTGACCAATTACGAACTAAAACCTGGGGTGAGTTGGGTAAATGGCGTAGTAGGTGTATTGTTGGTCATTGGTTTGAATATAACAATGGTCGAAACTCGATGTCGTTATATCACCACTCACATCCAGAATCATGGCGTGTTGATGCTCAAACATGTCGTGAAGAGAATTCAGAAGCATTCGCCGGCTTACATTCTGCTAATTCCACACCATTTTACATTTTTGATGAAGCAAGTGCAGTTCCTGATAAAATATGGGAAGTGGCTGAAGGTGGGTTGACCGATGGTGAACCTATGTTTTTTGCTTTTGGTAACCCAACACGTAACACAGGTAAATTCAGAGAATGTTTTAATCGTAACAAACACCGGTGGACAACCAATCAAATCGATAGTCGTACTGCCAAAATGACCAATAAGAAACTAATCGAACAGTGGCGTGTTGATTGGGGAGAAGACTCTGATTTCTTCAGAGTTCGAGTATTGGGTCGATTTCCTCGCGCAGGTGACACACAATTTATTCCAAGTGATATTGTTTTTGATGCTCAGAAACGTGGGCCAGGTCGATATTTAGGTGATGACCCATTAATTTGTGGGATTGACATTGCCCGAGGTGGTGATGATAACTGTATGATTGGGTTCAGACGTGGGAAAGATGCTAAATCTGAGAAGACATATCGAATACCGGGAGAAAATTCTCGTAACTCAATGCATGTTGTTAGTAAAATTACAATGATACTTGACAGACATAAGCCTGATGTAACGTTTTTGGATGAAACTGGCATCGGTGGACCGATATTAGATAGGTTGGTACAGTTGGGGTATCATGTCATCGGTGTTCATTTCGGTGGTAAAGCGGATGATGAAAAACGTTTTGCTAATAAAACAGCTGAAATGGGTTATAGGTTAAGACAATGGTTGATGGATGGTGGTGCAATAGTCGATAATCCTCAACTCGAAGAGGAACTTACATCGCGTGATTATTGGCATGATGATAAGGATAAGTTAGTTTTAGAAAAGAAAAAGGACATGAAAAAGCGCATACATTGTTCTCCTGATTGGGGTGACATGTTATATCTGCTATTTGCACATCTTGTACCTAAAAGGGAAATTGCACGAGGGTTGTTGGATGCTGCGTTACCAAATAGAACTGTGGGTTCAGGTGATTATGACCCGTTATCATGTATGGATTATGACACGTAGTATGCTATTATTACTTAAATTTTGAATTAATCAAGAGGTATCACTATGTGTGTTAGTACATCATCTGCACCAACACCGCCGCCGCGTGTACCTGAAGCGGCTCAAGCCCCATCGGTATCAACAGCAGATGCTCAAACAGCATCGGAAAGGGATACAAAAAGAAGACGTGCCGCCGCTGGTGGTGATAGTCGTAGTACAATTTTGACTGGTCCAAGAGGTGCACAAGACGGTGGGACTGTAGTTCAGAAAACATTATTAGGAGCATAAATAATGCCAACATTGTCTGTTAATCTGAGTACTTTAGAGTATGTGAAGGTTAATACAGCTCTTAACCCTATGATTTTACAAGCTCATAATGATTCTGTTCGAATTACAATCAGTGAATTTAAACCCAGTAAAAGTAATCCAGTTTTTCATTTAGTTGGTGGAAATAGTGCACCGTTACATTTGAATTCAGTTGATACTAATATTTGGGCGTTGGCTACCACTGACGATTCGTCACTTATAGTAAGTGAGACCAGACGATTACCTGTTGATACTGGGTTACAATTGAATGCATTCTCTGAATTATTAGTTTCTGAATTAACACCTATCATGAATGTTGAATTCAATTATAATCTACATGAAGATTTAGTCACAACAAAGCTAAACAAAGGTTCAGCATCCATTGATTCGAACAGGTTAAAACTGTCAACTGGGGCTGTAGCCAATCAATCAGCACAATTATTGACTCGAATCCCTATCAAATACCATGGTGGAATTGGTGCTCGTGCTAGGTTTTCGGCATTATTCACATTAGGTGTGATTAACTCAACACAGGTTATCGGTGTAGGTGATAGCGGTGATGGGTATTTTTTTGGTTATGATGGCTCAGCATTTGGAATACTGAAACGAAATGGTGGTGTTAACGAACGAAGAAGCATTCAAATAACAACCAAATCAACAACTGCTGAAAACATCACCATCACATTAGATGGTGACGCTGATGTTTTGGTTGCTGTTACAGATGCTAGTTCTGGTGATGTTACCACCACAGCAAACGATATTGCTGCACATGATTTTTCACATTTAGGAGGCGGTTGGATTGCTGTTGCTATCGGTGACATTGTGGAATTCACTTCATTCAAATCAGGAGCAAAATCAGAAACTTACTCATTATCTGGAGCATCAACAGCGATTGGGGTTAGTTCTCAGATATTAGCAGGTGTAGCTAAAACCGATAATTGGACTCCACAAGCATCATGGAATAATGACAGATTTGATGGGAGTGATATCAGTGGAGTAACATTAGACCCTACAAAAGGTAATATATATCAGATAAAATATCAATGGTTGGGTTTTGGATTGATTAGTTTTTATATTGAAAATCCGAATGATGGTGCTTCTGAATTAGTTCATTCAATTAAATATGCTAATTCAAATGAACTCCCGATAATAGATAATCCTAATTTACCAATATGTGCTTTTGTTGAAAATACTACGAACACAACTGACATTGCATTGTATAGCTCTTCCCTGGGTGGGTTTATTGAAGGTAAAAAACCTACACCACAGGTGAAGCATGTTATTATTCAGGATAAAACATTTTCATCAACAACTATTGCACCAGTGATTACTATTCACAATAGTAATTTATTTCAAGGGAAAAAGAATAGAATACGTATGAAAATAAACAGTATATCAGTTGAAATTGAGTCCGGTAAACCTGCAATAATTGAAGTTTTTAAAAATGCTACTTTAACATCTGCATCATTTTCCATTCATAGCGAGAATAAGTCAGTAGCTAAAACTGATAACTCAGCAATATCTCAATTAAATGGAGAGTTGCTTGATGCTTTTACTGTTTCTTCAGGTACAAGTAAGGAAAAAAATCAAACTATTTATGTTGAACCCGATGAAACAATAACAATATCGGGTGCTCAAGCTTCATCTGGTGCTAATTCAGTCAGTAAGGTTATTGTAAATTGGGAAGAGGATTTTTAATATGTCAACAATTATAAGTTACAACAAACGACTTGAGGCTTTAAAGTCTGAACGTTCGTCATTCATACCGTTATGGAGAGAATTATCTGATTATCACCTGGCTCATCGTGGACGTTTTCTAACATCTGATAGAAACAAAGGTCATAAACGCAACACTAAACAAATAAACAACACGAGCAGATTATCTGTTAGAACGTTGGGTTCTGGTATGATGTCAGGTATCACATCACCTGCACGCCCTTGGTTTAGATTGTCAACTGGAGATAAACAGCTTGATGATTCGAGTAACGTTAAAACGTGGTTACATCAAGTTCAATTGACAATGTATAACGTATTCGCATCATCAAACACTTACAATTCATTACATCAGTTATATTCGGAATTGGGTGTTTTTGGTACAGCTGCTATGGGTGTGTTTAATGATTTCGAAAATATCATCTGGTGTAAACCATATACAATCGGAAGTTACATGTTGGGTGCAAATGGTCAAAATGTAGTTGATACAATGTATCGAGAATACGAGTTAAGTGTTGGTCAGGTGATAAAACAATTTGGGATTGATAATGTCAGTTCTCAAGTGAAAACAATGTGGCAAAAAGGTAATAGCGAAGCGTGGATAAAAGTAATTCATGTAATTGAACCCAATGATGACCGTGACAGTTCAAGTCCACTCGCTTCTGATAAACCATTTCGTTCTGTTTATTATGAATATGATTCAAGTTCTAAGAATCCAAAAGACAGTTTTTTGCGTGAATCAGGTTTTGATGATTTTAAAATAGTTGCACCACGCTGGGATGTAACCGGTGAAGATATATACGCTACTGATTGCCCTGGTATTACCGCATTAGGAGACACCAAGGCGTTACAATTAGCTGAACGTCGTAAATACCAAGCCATTGATAAGCTGGTTAGCCCTCCTTTACAGGGGCCAGCAGCACTTAAGAATAAGCTAAAAGGAAATCAACTTGGACCAAACGATATTGTTTGGCATGACACAGCTGATAATGGAGGGTTGAGAAGTATCTACGAAAGATATCGACCTGAAGTGAATGTAATCAGAGAAGAAATAATGGGTACCGAGAACAGAATAAAGCGTGCATTTTATGAAGATTTATTCTTGATGTTGGCTAATACTGACCGCAGACAGATTTCAGCTCGTGAAGTTGTTGAAAAACATGAAGAAAAATTGTTGATGTTGGGACCAGTACTTGAACGATTACACACAGAACTACTCGACCCATTGATTGATATAACATTCAACAACTTACAAAAGAATGGTGTCTTACCATTACCACCACCTGAACTGCAAAATAGAGAATTAAAAGTTGAATATGTATCAGTGTTGGCTCAAGCGCAACGCCTGGTAAACACTGGCGCAATTGATAGAATCACACAATTCACTGGGCAAATAGCGGCTGTTTGGCCTAATGCCAGACATAAAATCGATGCTAATCAAGCGGTTGATGATTATGCCGAGTCGCTTGGTGTAGACCCTGCAATCATTAAAAGTGATAGGGAAGCTGAAGCTTTAGCCGCAGCGGAAGCACAAGCACAAGCACAAGCTGATATGATGGCTCGTGGGGAACAGTTAGCAAATGTCGCTAAAACTGCATCAGAAACCAATATCGAAGGGGATAGTGTCCTCGGTGCAACAATAGAAAGGGCTGGGTTAAATTAATGAAAAATGGTGAAATTGACGAAGATGAAAAGATAGACGATAATAACAAGAATAATCCTGATGTTTTAGCTATTCAAAACATAATGAGAACTGAAGGCGGTAGAACTTTTATAATGTGTCAATTACAAGCATGTTTTGTTTTTGAAAGTATATTCAGCAAAGACCCAATAGTTTCAAGTTATAACAATGGGTTAAGAGATGCAGGTTTAAGATTAGAACGTGAAATCAAAGAATCAGCTCCAGAAGATTATTTGAAAATGATTAAGGAGAACTTACTAAAATGACTGACGCTGCCACAACAAGTGTTGAAACAGATATAATAGTTAACACTGATACCACGAACGAGGTGGATAATAAGGATTCAGTGTTAACTGGAACTACCACCGAAGATAAAGGTGATGACAATAATTCTAATGTGGATGGTAATACACCCACTGATGATAATACTGATGATAATACTGATGTGAATCAGAATGACACTGGTACAGAAGACGATGATGTATCTCCAGAAACTTATGCCGATTTTAGTTTACCTGAAGGGGTTGAACTTGATGAAACTGCATTAGCTGAAGCAAACCCGTTATTTAAAGAAATTGGTTTGAATCAGGAGCAGGCTCAAAAAGTCATAGACCTTTACGCTAAACAAATCCAGGCGAGTTCTGTGAAGCAAGTTGACAGCTTTAACCAGTTAATGAAAGACTGGCGTGATAAGTCCAGTAATGACAAAGAGTTCGGTGGTGACAAATTCGAAGAAAATGTCAAAATCGCACAATCTGCCATTGCCAAGCTTGGAACACCAGAATTGAAGCAACTACTGGAAGAACATGGGGTGGGTAATCACCCTGAAGTTATCCGGTTTATGGTTCGAGTTGGTCAAACACTGAAAGAAGATGTGCCCGGTTCGTCCGGTTCCACACCTAATCAAGTTGTTGACCGTGTTGAATTGATGTATCCGAAGGATACTTAAACTTATTGTGAGGTAAATCATGGCTACTTTAGGAAGTAACTTTGTCGATTTAATCGATATTTATAAATTACAGGATGGTCACGGTAATTTTGTACCAGTGATTGAAATTTTAATGGAGTTAACCCCAATGCTTGACGATGCGATTGCGGTCGAGTGTAACAAGGGTACTACTCATTTACACACTGTTCGTTCTGGATTACCGAGTGTTACCTGGGGTAAACTTTATCAGGGTATTCCAAACAGTAAAAGTGGTAAGGCTCAAGTCGAAGATACTACCGGTTTTGTTGAAGGTCTCAGTACAGTTGATAAACGACTATTGGAATTGTCTACAAATGAAGGTGCAGTTCGGTTATCTGAAGCTCAATCATATTTAGAAGCAATGTCACAAGAAGTTGCCACTAAGCTGATTTACGGTAACTCGGCATCTGACCCTGAAGAATTCATGGGATTTGCACCGAGATTTAACGATTTGAGTGCCCCTAATGGTAATCAAATTATAGATGCTGGTGGTGTTGGTGTAGATAACACGTCGATATGGTTCGTTACTTGGGGTGATAATCAATGTAATCTTCTTTATCCTAAGGGAACTCGCGCCGGTGTTCAGCGTGAAGACAAAGGTGAACAGCGTGTTTTGGATAGTAACAGCAATGCTTACTACGCTAAAGAAGAATTGTTTACCTGGCACATTGGTTTAGCGGTTAAAGATTGGCGTTATGTATCACGTATTGCAAATATCGATGTATCATTGATGCAGGCTGGTTCTGTTCTTTTGTATGACTTCATGCGTAAAGCATATTATAAGTTGCAAAATCGACGTGTAGCCGGTGGTACTATTGCTATATATTGCAATCGTGATGTACTCGAGTCATTAGATGCATTAGCCACTAACGCTGGTGCAAGTGATAACTTTGTTCGACTCAAACCAATGGAAATCGAAGGTAAGGAAGTAATGACTTATCGTGGTATTCCAATTCGTGAAACCGATGCAATAATCAACACTGAAGCTCGTGTGGTTTAATTAATTTAAATTTAGGAGAATATAAAATGATTCTTTCAGCTCAACAATTATTTTCTGATGACCAGGCGATTACAGCTAGTGCTGACTCAACCAATGTCATCGACTTAGGAGTAGCAGACACACCTTTCGGTGCTGTTGCTCCATTGAATCGCGATATTGGTAAAGGTGCTAAAGTTCCGATATTAATACAAATAACCGAAGCGTTTGATAATCTAACAACGTTAGAAATCAAAATTTCTACTGGTGCTGCTGCTACTTTAGGTACAACTATCATCAGTGAAGTTATCGCTTTAGCTGATTTGGTGGTTGGTAAACAGATGGTGATTAATGTATTACCTGATGATATCACTGAACGCTATCTTGGTTTAGAGTTCGTGGTTGTTGGTACCACACCTACAGCAGGTAAAGTAACAGCCGGTATTACCATGGGTGTTCAAACTAACGTTACTGGAGCTTAACATTTAGGGGACTTCGGTCCCCTAAACTACAATCAACATTTTTGGAGTATTAACAATGCCACAATATAAAGTAGTGTCACCAGGATTTTATAAAGGTCAATATTACCATCCAGAAGGTAAGCGTTCAGTTTTACATGTTGATAATCCTTTTACTGAAAAAAACCCAATACCCTCTTGGTTGTCAGAAATGCCCAAAGAATCAGAAGCACTCAAAATAAAACGTGAAGCTTTTGAAAAAGCACAGCAAGAATTAAAAGATGCTTCTACTGAAGGTGTTGAAGGTGTTGAAGGTGTTGAAGGTGTTGAAGGTGTTGAAGGTGTTGAACTAACTGATGCTGAAAAGCATGAACAAGACCAAAAAGATATTGCTAATGCTTCGTTTATGGGTGATGGAGAAAAAGCAAATGATAAAGACGTTGAAACAATTTAACGGAGTGTAATCCAATGCCTAAAGATAAAGATTTAGTCAAAATCAAAAAAGAAAGTTCATCTCATAATATTAGCATGCATTCCGACGGTGCGTATTACCCCTATGGTACATCCATTAGTGTCGAAGATGATATGTTGGACGAGCTTGATTTAAATAACCTCAGCGTTGGTGATGTTGTCGAAGTTAAAGGGTTTGCTTTCGTTGATTCCAAAGACGAACGTAAAAGCAAGAAATCATCCCGTAAGGAAATTAGATTGCAATTCACTTCTATTAAAATACACCTTGAAGAAGATGACGCTGTAATACAAATGTATGGTGAATAATCATGGCTAGTGAGGTTGAATTATGTAATCTAGCATTATCTAATATTCGAGCTGGTAGTATTAATTCACTTGATGAATCCAGCGTGCAAGCACAACAATGTAAATTAAAATATCCATTTCTGCGAGATAGACTTTTAGCTGAAATACCATGGTCTTTCAATCACAAAATAAACACACTCGCTTTATTAACCACTGATATTTTTAATTGGGCTTATGCATATCAATACCCATCTGATTGTTTAAAGATAAATCGTTTAGTTGGTGAATATGAAGAGATAGCAAATGCTGATGCTGATGTAATATCAAGGCTATTAGATAGTCAATTATTACCAATAAAAGATTTACGAACTCAAATAACTTATGAAATTTTTAATTTTTCTAATAACAAAACAATCGGCACTAACGAGGCTAATTTAAGAATAGATTATTCAGCTAAAATAACTGACCCTAATTTATTTAGCTCTGATTTTATTATTGCTTTTTCTCATCTGTTATCATCTGAATTAGCAGTACCATTGATAGGAGTTAAAGAAGGTAGACAATTAAGAATCGATTCTTTGCAAATATACAAATCTTATTTAGATTCAGCCATTGCTAATGATATGAATGAGCAATATGATAGACCAGCTTTAAGCGAGTTTGAAACAATAAGGAGATAATCTATGACACAGATTATCCAACGTAGTTTTACTTCAGGTGAAATAGCACCAGCGATACAATCCAGAGCTGATATTGTTAAGTATTCAACAGGTTTGAACGTTTGTGAAAACTTTTTAGTATTACCCCAAGGTGGTGTTTATTCTCGCCCAGGATATAGTTTTAGAGGTGAACAAAGCGATTCATCTAAAAAAGGTAGACTGATACCATTTAGTTTCAACACTCAACAAACATACGTGTTAGTTTTTGAAGAGTTGAAACTACGAGTAATGAAAAATGGGGGATTTGTTCTAAAACCTTCAATACTGATTTCAGGAGTTACACAAGCAAACCCTGCTGTTATTACTACAGCATTCGTGCACACGTTTGTCACAGGTGAAAAAGTCACTGTTACGGGTGTAGTAGGAATGACAGAATTAAACGGTAATACATACACCATCACCGTTTTAACCACTACCACATTCGAGTTAGATGGTGTTGATAGTACTTCATTTAATCCATGGATATCAGGAGGGTCTGTTCAAAGTAATGGTATTTTTGAATTAGTTACTCCTTATACCGAAGCACAGCTACCAAGACTCGCTTACACACAATCAGCGGATATTATGACAATTGTCCATCCTAGTCATGACCCAAGAGATTTAAGCAGATTAGCCGATGATGATTGGACTCTAGCTGTTAACAATTATGCGTCAACTGTTACCGCGCCTACTTTTGCAGGTTCTACTGTAAAAACAATAACTAATGTTACACAAGCTAACCCACCAGTGGTAACAGCTACAGCGCACGGCTTCAATACGGGAAATACTGTCGCTATAGCTGCTATAGTGGGTATGACTGAACTTAATGGTAACTCATACAAGATAACAATATTAAGTGCTAATACATTTGCATTAAATGGTGAAGATTCTACTTCGTTCGGGGCATATGTTTCTGGAGGTACCGCAACTAGAGAAAATAGCGCAACAACAATAGGTTCCGGTTTCGGTACATTTAGTAAAACTTACACTTATGTTGTTACCGCTGTTGATGGTTCGGGTGTGGAATCATTAGCTTCGTCACCTGCATCAGTGACTACTGGGTCATTATCTACGACAGGTGGAATAAGATTAACATGGAACACAGTAGCTGGAACTTCTTATTATCGGGTATATAAAGACCCATCGAATGATACTCAAATTTATGGTTGGATTGGGGATTCTAATAATCTAAACTTTGATGATTATAATTTCCTACCGATAACAAGCGATGCACCACCAGAAGATAGACAACCATTTACTGGGGGTGATAATAGACCTGCTGCTGTGAATTATTATCAACAAAGACAAATTTTTGCTAATACCAACAACGAACCACAAGCCACCTTTACTACTCAGGTTGCTAATTTTAAATCCTTACGTACATCTAACCCGGCAAGAAGTGATGACGCTATTACTTTCACCATAGCAGCGCAACAAGTTAATGAAATTAGACACATTATTTCTTTAGATTCCTTGTTGTTATTAACTTCAGGAGGAGAATGGGTTGTTAGTGAAGGACAAGACCGAGTGTTAACCCCGTCTACAATCGGTGTAAGAATTCAATCTTATAATGGGTCATCATGGGTGAAACCTGTGATTATTAATAGTACTGCATTATATTTACAAGAAAAAAATGCTCGTATTCGTGATTTGAATTATGAATTTAGTAGTGATAAATATACAGGTAATGATTTATCTTTGATGTCAGAACATTTATTTCAAAATTTTGAAATTACTGAAATGGCGTATGCAGATGAACCACACGGTATTTTATGGTGCATTCGCAATGACGGTGAATTATTAGGTTTAACATACAAACGTGAACATCAGGTGTGGGGTTGGCATCGTCATACCACTGATGGCGATTTTGAATCAGTTGCTACCATCAGTGAAGATGGACGTGATGCTGTTTATGTCATAGTGAAACGTACCATAAATGGTTCAATTAAAAGATATATAGAGCGATTAGAAAAACGTGAAAGTAAAAATTCTGAAGATTGTTTTTATGTAGATTCTGGTTTATCTTATGTAGGAGTAACAGCTACAATAACTGGAGCAACACAAGCTGACCCTGTTGTTATTACAACTTCTGCTGCTCACACTTATATCAACAATGATGTTATTCATTTAGAAAATATAAAAGGAATGACTGAATTAAATGATTTTGATTACACAATTGTTAATGTTACAGCTACAACTTTTGAATTACAAAACGTTGATGGAACTTCTTTCACTGCTTATACTTCAGGTGGGCTAGCATCAAAAACAGCCACAATCTTATCAGGTCTAGACCACATCGAAGGTAAAGATGTAGCTGTTCTTGCTGATGGTAATGTGGTTGATGGTTTAAAGGTTTTATCTGGTTCAGTTACATTATCCAAACCTGCTATAAAAGTTCATATCGGTTTAATCTATACACCTGCTATTGAGTTACTCGATATTGATGTGGCTTCAACTACAGAGACTTTTAAATCTCAATCGGTTTCGGTTTCTAAAGTAATCATCGAGGTCGAAGCTAGCCGTGGTGGTTTTGTTGGACCTAGACAAGATGCAACCAGTATTTCATCAATTATATTTCATGAAATTAAACCACGTTTTGATAGTGATGGATATGATACTATTGCACTTAAAACATACAAACAAGAAGTTATCATTGAACCTTTATGGAGCAAAGGCGGCGGTGTTCGTATTGAGCAAAGGTCACCATTACCATTAGCAATATTATCAGTGATACCAAGGGTTGATATAGGTGGAAGTTAGTTTTTTAAAGCCGACAAGTGAATTAATCGATTTAATAGCTGTTGATATGCGACAAGATGACATCAATGAAATATGGGCTTCAAATCATAGTACACCGATTGAAGCGTTACTTAATGGATGGAAAGTTTCAGACTATTCAATGATATTAACAGTGAATAATGAACCATTAGTCATGTTGGGTTTAGTAATAAAAGACATATTAACAGGGACTGGTGTTCCTTGGTTACTTAGTACTTGTAACTCATTAAAATACAAGCGTTATTTTATTACACAAGTACCTGCTATACTTGATGAAATGCTAAACATTTGTCCAAATTTGTATAACTATGTACATGTTGATAACAAAACCAGCATCAGATGGTTAAAAAAAATAGGTTTCATTATTGAAAAACCTATAAAATATGGTAGAAATAACGAAATGTTTCATAAATTTCATTTTAAGAGAGTTGATAATGTGTGACCCCGTAACAATATCAGCAGTAGCAATAGTAGCTTCTACAGCAATACAAGCACAAGCACAAACAAAACAAGGGCAATATCGGAAAGGTGTAGCTGATTACAATGCTCGTGTTGATGAAAATGAAGCACAGAATGTACGTCGAGTTGGTGGAGAAAATGAAAATATCAAACGACAAAAAACAGCCGAATTGTTGTCAAAACAACGTGCTCAATTAGGGGCATCTGGAGTTGATTTAAGTAGCGGTTCAGCTCTTCAGTTGCAGCAAGATACAGTTGCACTTGGTGAAGCTGATGCATTAAGAATCCGTAAAAATTTCGAATCACGCGCTCAATCATTAGAAACCGGAGCTGGATTAACACGAAGCCAAGGGGATTTTGCCAAATCCGCTGGTCAAAATGCGGCAATTGGTACTATTTTAGGTGGTGCCGGAAGTTTCCTTGACACCGGTGTAGCTGATAAATGGTTTGATTCAAATAGTGCTGCTAATAATTAAGGTGATACGATGCCTAAAATCGCACAATATGAATCAAATCAAGTAGCTAGTCAAGTAGTTTCACAGCCAAAAGCACAAGATGCACCTTCGGGCGCTTTTGGTGCGCCAATCGCTCAAGGTGTACTCAGCTTAACACAATCAGCTACTGACTTTAAAAACAGAATAGATACCACATCAGCTGAAGAGGCATTGGTTCAATTTGAACGTGACAAAAATGATGTTTTTTTTAACCCTGATACTGGTTATTTTAATTCACAGGGTAGAAACGCCTATGATAATTCACAAAATGCTATTAAATCTCTTGATGAATTAAAGAACAAATATGGTAACACCTTGAGTCCTCAAGCTAAATCAATGTTTGATAATGTGGCTGAAGCTCACATTACCCGGGGACAATTGGATATTTCTCGACACGCTGCTAAGGGGTTGAAAGCTTGGGAAATTGGAACTCTTGAATCTCAAGTTGAAAACACCATTGAAAACGCTTCTTTATATTGGGCTGATAAAGAGACATTAAAAATACAAAACATATTAGGTCGTCAAGCAATATTTGATTCATCTAAAATGATGGGGTTAGGATTTGAAGAAACTGCTGAAAAAGTTCAAACTTATGAATCAGCGTTTGCTAAATCAACCATAGAAGCGGCCACACAAAATAGCGCAATAGAAGGAAAAGCTGCACTGGAAGAATATGGTAAGAAACTCGAAGGTCCAGAAAAAGTAAAGATAAACACGTTAATTGAAAGGAAAGAATCAGTTGAAAAAACCAAGTCTGATGCTGTTGCTGCTGTTTCTACTGCTACTAAATTAAACAGTCAATATGATGACCGTAGTAATATGATTGAAGAAGTTAATAAAATCAAAGATGATGAACTTCGTAAAAAAACAATGTCTGAAACAATGAGTCAGTTTAGCCGTAAAAAACAAGCTGAATCTGAAGCACGAGCTGATTCATTTGAAGATGCTGAAACCCATATCATCAAAGGTGGTTCATCTGAATCGTTTAAAGCTGATAACCCTGAAAAATGGGAAACCTTATCAGCTAAACAACAACGAAGTATAGAATCTGGTATTGTATCAACTACTGATTGGAATGTTTTCAGTGACTTGATGTTGTTACCAAAAAACAAATTAAAAAAAGTAGACCCAACTGACCACTTTGATAAACTGGCAAAAACCGAAAGAAGTCGTTTAATCAGTGCTGTTAAAAGTGCGAATGGTACTGGTTCATCTAAAGAAAAAATAGAACACCAAGCAGGAAGAACTAGAACTTCTCAAACCACAGCAGCGGTGGAAACTCTCTTCGGTAAAAAATCGAAATGGAATAAGAATAAGCGTGAACAAGCTAATGGGTTTTATTCATTACTTGATGATGAAGTCAACTTTAGAGAATCAGAAAAAGATGGAAAATTAACATCAGAAGAATTTACCAACTTGTTGTCAGGGTTAACCCGAAGTGTTGTTCAAGAGGGGTTTTTATTTGATTCAGAATTAGACTTAACTGATGTTCCTGCTGATGATGTTCCTACACTGAGTAAATTTTTACGTGACAATAACATCCCTGTAACTTCTGATAATTTAATTAAAGCTTATAAACAAGCGAGTGAATGATGGCCCTGGACCTTGACAAAATAGACCTTGGTGGTTTCGGTATTAGTAAAAAAGATGATGAACTTGTTGAATTGAACAATCAAGTTCAATCTAATATGGATGAAGCACTTAAGATAAACCCAGACCAACATTCTAAAATAACTAAATTAAGTGAACAAACAGGAGTTCCCGAATTTGCTGTGGAATCCAATCCTGATGAAGTTGAACATGAATTAAAACTCAAGAATATAAACTTTAGTGAAATGTCAGTGCGTAACCCTAATACTGAAAAATACCTAACAGATTTTAATAACTCTATAATCGCTCAAGATGACATTGACATTCTTAAATCAATAGAAGATGTTTTTGATTTTGGAAAAACTTTTGATAATGTCGGTGAAACAATTCTAACAGGGTTCAGTTTACAAGGTGAAGGTTTAAGGTTAGCTGGTGCTGATGTTACGCCCGATAGAATAAAGGATTTGATACCACAGAGCGCAATGCCATTAGGTGTTGCTATGCCTGGTGAGATTGAAATGATGTCAATGGAACTAGCTGGTAGATTTGGTATCAATACCGATGAAGAATTGCAACAAGCAAGAGAAGAATCTGTTAACTCAATCATAACTGAAATCCGTGGACTTCAAGAAAAACGTAAAAAACTAACACCAGAGGATTTAAATCTACTTGAAGAAGGTGTTCGCGCTGGTGTTGAATCACTCGCTAACATGGCTCCTGGTTTTGGTTTGATGTTATTATCAGGAGGTAGAGCTGCACCATTACTGGCAACTATTGGCACACAAACATTCGTCGGTTCTTATGCAGAAGGTCGTGCTGATGGTTTAACCCCTGAACAAGCCGCATGGTTCTCCACCATTGATGCTGCTATTGAGGTCGGTACTGAATTGATACCGACTAAGATAATTGAAACAATTATCACTGGTAAAAGTAAAGGATTAAAGAAAGAAGCTATAAAATTTATAATACACGAAATGGGTACTGAGCAACTAGCTACATTAGGTCAGAGTTTAAATTCATACGCTTTCGGTCTTGATAAAGAAATGGAGAATGCTCAGTCAATTGAAGAAATGGTTCAAATTCAACTACGTCGCCAAGCAATAACAGCTATTGCTACTGTAGTAGCTGGTGGTGCTCAAATCACAGCTGTAACAGGGGTTCGTAAAAGTATCGAATCATTGACTCAGAATGAAACTAAAAAAGAAAACAAAGATGACATTGAACAGAATAAAATAAATGAACTCAATGATTTGTCAGAAAAATCGAAACTTCGTGAAAGAGACAAAGAATCATTCAAACAGTTCGTCGAAGAAGCTGATGGTGAAAACAACACTACTGTATTTATAGATGCTGCTCAAACTTCGTTATATCTACAAAATAAAACAGGTGATGAAATCGAGGCTGATTTTGCATTAAAATTATTAAATGAACAAGTTCGTGAAGCTTCTGAACTAGGTGTGGACATTCAAATACCTGTTGCTGATTTTGCTGCTGATATCGCGGGCACTGAACATTACGCTCAATTGCGTGATAGTATGACAATGAGTGCTGAAACAAATTCTTCATTCAGACAAGAGCAAGTTAAAAAAGACACTGAGACATACGTTAAAAATCTAATGGATGAAGCCCAGGAGAATGCTAGTCAATATGTTGAAGCTCAGGAGATATATGATACAGTACGTGAACAACTTATTGATAGTGGTACTGTAACATCCTCGAACGCATCAATAATGGCTCAGATTGTACCTGCTTGGGCCACAGCTCAAGCTACACGACAGGGTAAAACAGTTCAAGAAGTTTATCAAGATTCGGGATTGGTCGTTGAAGGCCCACAAACTGGAGAGAAAGCCAGACTCGAAGGCGAGCAAGTGTTGAGTCAAGAAGCTGCATATAAAGAAGCACCTGTTATATTTGATAAAGTACGTGACAATTTTCTTGAATTACTACCTGAAGATGCTGAAATCAATGATGTGTTAGATGTTGCTGATGAGTTCGGTCCTGAATACAGGAGCTTCATCAAAGCATTAGAGCGTGATGATTGGTTAGGTTTCGATTTCCCAAGTCAAGCTATTGATGCTGTTTTATCTGAAGAAATTGAGAATTTTGAAGTATCGCAAGGTTTGAAAAGTGCAATTGGAAGAATGGTTAATGTAGAATTTTCTACTGGTGATATTGTTACTCGTAACAAAGAACAACTAAAACAAGAAGGTATAAAAGATGAAACGACTAAACAGCAACTTGAAAGTGGTAGACAACAAAGAGAAGAACAGCAAGTCATTATCGAAGAAACGAAGAATAGAACTGACAGAGAAGCTTTGGCCGAGTTCAACAAAGCTAAGTCAGGACAACAAGTAACATTCAATCATCGGTCGTTTGATGATTTCAGCAGTTTCAATGATGAGTTATTAGGTAAAAACACCACAACACCTAGTGCTAATCTTGGTCATTATTTATCAGCTAATGATATTCAAAACAACGAACGTTACGGCAATGAACTAAGTGTGCATCAATTTACACTCAAAAACCCATTGGTGGTTAGTGCTAAAGCATTCGAAGAAATCGCTTCTGAAATGACAGTTGAGCAAGCTACTGAACGCCGTCAACAATTTATTGATATGGGTCATGACGGAATTTTAATTGAGGGTTTAAATTGGGGTATAGTGTTTGAAGGTTCAACTTTAACTAAACTGGAAGAAACTTTTGAAGATATCAGTTTTGAGCAAAAACCAACAAAAACCAAAGAAGCACGAGGATATTACAATCCTGCAAACAGTATCATTCGTTTGACTGAATCAGCTGATTTATCAACATTTCTTCATGAGTTCGCACATTTCATGTATGAAATGGAATTAAAAAGTGATACCAACATGATAGAGAGTATCAACAACTGGTATAAAAGAAATGCTGTTGATGTTGCTAACGAAGCGAATAATTATCTTGGTGGTGATGATGTTGATGTTTTAATTCAAGATGGCAAACCAACAATCAAAGAAGGTTCAATAACACCAGAAGATGTGGTTGCTTTCCTTGACAACAACACCACCAATAATAAAGACAAAGATTCTGCAATCAGACGTTCTGTACATGAGCAGTTCGCAAGAGGTTTCGAAACATATTTGATGGAAGGTAAGTCACCATCGATTGAACTTCGTAACGCATTTAGAGCATTCGCACGATGGTTGTCACGTATTTATCAATTTTTACGTGGTGATTTAAATGTAAAAATTGATAATGAAATGAGACAAGTATTTGATATGATGCTTGCAACTGAGGAACAAATTCAAGCAGCTGAAGCACGGGCGCAATTTGAGCCGATGTTCACTGATGCTACTATGGCAGGAATGACCGAAGAAGAATTTTCAGATTATCAGAACCGTCAAGAAAAAGTAAAAGATGTTCAATCTGAAACACTTCGGGATAAAATAATAAAACAATTAACAAGACAAACTAAAACGTGGTGGAAAGAAGAAAAGCAGGACATCATTGATGAAGAACTTGAAAGTTTAAACAAACAACAAGTTTATATAACACGTAATCGGTTAAAAGACGGTGATATAAAACTTGACCACGCAACAGTTAAAGAAATGATTGGTGTAGAAAAAGAGGACAAGTTAAGCCGTAAATCAATCATCATTCCTTCAGAGTTACGTGGGATGACAGCAAAAGGTAAAAAAGGAATACATCCAGACGAAGCCGCCGCTTTCTTCGGTTATAGTTCGGGTTCTGAAATGTTAAATGATTTAACTACAGCACCTACGATAAAAATTCAAGCAGAAGTGAATTCTGAAAAAAGAATGATAGAACGTTATGGTGATATACTAACTGATGGAACAATAGAACGTGAAGCTGATGAAGCTGTTCAAAATGAAGAACGCGGTGAATTAATACTTAAAGAACTTAAAACATTAGCTAAAGGAACTAACGCACCAACTATCGACCGTGAAACTATTAAACAATTATCTGAAGAGCGTATCGGTCGTTTATCTTTTAGAGAAATTCACCCGGGTAAATATCGAAAAGCTGAAATAAAAGCAGCCCAAGAAGCATCACGAATGTTAGCTGAAGGAAATAAAGAAGGTGCTACTGCTGCTAAAATGCAACAAGTGATGAATTACTATTTAGGAATGCAAGCAACCAATGCTAAAAATGACACTGTTAAAATTGTTGATAGAATGTCACGTTATAACAAAAAGAAAGTACGTGAAGAAATTCAAAAATCAGAAGGTGATTACTGGGAACAAATCGTTAAGATATTGAATCGTTTCGAATTCAGAAAATCAGCAACTCTTAAACAAGTGCAAAGTTTAAACTTATGGATGAACGAAAGAATTAATGAAGTAGGTGATGCGTTAGTATTATCAAACGTTGTATTAAATGAATCTTATGTAACACATTGGAAAAATGTTCCATTTTCAGATTTAAAAGCAATTAACGATTCTGTTAAAAATATAGAACATGTAGCTCGTTATGCTAATAAATTAATCCGTATGCAAGAAGAAATTGATTTCAATAAACTTGTTGATAGGTGGGTTAATAGTATGGATGAAAACGTAAAAACGCGATTCGTTAGCAAGCGTACTGATGTAACTGAAGGAAAGAATTGGGGTCGATGGTTTATGGCTCAGATGACTAAAATCCCATTCATGGCTTCTTGGTTGGATGGTGGGGAACGCACTGGGATTAGTCATCAAATCATGGTACAGCCTTTTACTGACGCATACGATGAAGAAATCAAGCTGTGGGATAAATCTGGAAAATCAGTAATGGACGCGATTGAAAATCGAAGTAAAGCCGACCGCAAACGTCACAATCAAAAGATATTCATCCCTGAAATTGATGATAATTTATACGGTCATCAGATATTAGCTGTTGCGTTAAATACTGGGAATCAATCGAATCTTAAAAAAATGCTGCTCGGTGAATCCTGGGCCAACCCTGAAAATGAATCTGAAGTTGTCTTTGATAACACCAAATTACAAGCTGTATTATCTCATATGACTGTGAGTGATTGGAATCTTGTACAAAAAATATGGGACCAGATGGAAACGTTGTACCCACAATTGGCTGAAGTTCATCGTCGTACAACTGGATTAACACCCCCTAAAATTGAAACAACACCACTAACTGTAAAAGTCAATGGTAAAACTATCAAATTGAAAGGGGGTTATTATCCTGTTAAATATGACCCTAATCGTGACCAACGTGCTGCACTCAACGAAGATAAATTGAACGCTGAAACTGAGTCCATGTTCAGCAATAATGCAAGTATTCAAGCCTCGGTGAACACAGGGGCTACGAATGAAAGAACTGGATATTACGCACCCATTAGATTGAGTCTTGATGTTGTACCTGCTCATTTCCAAGAAACAATACATTATATCACCCATCACGACGCTGTTCGTGAGGTTAATCGTTTGACTCGAAACAAACAAGTAGCTCAAACGATTAAAGAAAAATTAGGTCCAGAAGAATATGCCCAACTACGTCCATGGTTAAATGACATTGCCAAAGACGGCCGTGAAGCCCCCACAAAGATGTTTTGGGATGATATGTTACAAAGATTAAGGTTTGGGGTAACCCTGGGTACAATGGGGTTTAAAGCGTCCACAGGTATCATTCAGATTAGTGGCTTATCCAATAGTATAGCTGAAGTTGGGATGGGACCCATGATGCAATCAATGCGTAGCATTTTAGGTAGTACCACCACCATAAGAAATGCTTGGGATTTCGCGGTGTCAAATTCACGAGTACTAAAGAATCGAACTAAAACAATGGATAGGGAAATCAAAAATGCAATGAAACGAATACAAGGTAAACGTGGGTTGTTGGCTGCTGTTCAAGAAGCTTCAATGAAACACATTGCTTATATTCAGGTATACATGGTTGATTTACCCAGTTGGCACGCTGCGTACATCAAAGGGATGAAGGATTGGGGTGACGAAACCCGAGCCTTTCAGTATGCAGATTGGGTGATTGAAAACGTCCAGGGTTCCGGTGTTACTAAAGACATGGCACGTATAATGCGTGGTCAGTCCGAAACAGGAAGAATGTTCACAATGTTTATGACTTTTTTCAGCTCGTTGTGGAATATGGAACGAGATTTAGTGAAAGGAGCTAAAACAGGTCGATATTCCATAACGAGTGTTGCAGCTAAAGCTATGTTTTTGTTTACAATACCAGTGTTGTTTGAAATGTTAATGCGCGGTGAGTTATCAGAACCAGAAGGTGATGACGATGACAGGTTGCAAAAAATGTTGACAAAAACAGCAATGTTCCCTGTTCAATCCATACCTTTTATACGTGATATAGTTAGTGCTAGCACTGGTGAATTTGGGTACAATATTTCACCATTACAGTCTATTATAGAACAAGGAACTAGAACAATACCAGGACTGGTCACAAATGGGTTTACTGATGATGAAATTACAAAAAACCAAGTTAAAGGTGCTACTAAGTTTGTTGGTGCGACTATTGGTGTACCAGGTATGAACCAGATATGGGCTACAGGAGAACATTTATACCAAGTGTTCGAAGACGGTGAAGAATTCACAACTCGTGAATTGTTGTTCGGTCCAGACAGGAAATGATAATAAGGGGTTTAATTTAAAATGACAGTTAATACTACTGATATCACATCGGGTCCTTATCCGGGCAACGATGTAGCGTCTGCTTTTTCATACACATTCAGGATAGAAGATAAAAATCAATTGAAGGTGTATGAAACTGATAATTCAGGAGCAACAGTTCTATTAACAGTTGATACCAATTACACTGTTGCTGGAATCGGTGATAATAACGGTGGTTTAATTACTCGTGTTGCTGGTCCATTGCCTATTAATTATACATGGTATATCAGATCAGATTACAAGTTAACACAAGCTAGTGCATTGTCAAGTCAAGGCGGTTTTTTTCCAGAAATACATGAAGATGCTTTTGATAAATTAACTTTTTTAACACAACAAATAGAAGACATCACAAAAAGGTCAATACGATTATCAGAAGAATTTGATATAGCTGGAAGTTTCACATTCAATGAAGATATAACAACTCGAGCAAATAAATTTTTAGCTTTCGATAATAGTGGGGATTTATTTTTAGCCGGGTCAGTAGCAAATACGGCTGTATCTGTGTTCATGGGTACAGTGGTCGATGATAATGATGCTTTTGAAGCAAGTAACACGTTAAAGTCTTATTACGTTGTAGCTACCAAAGCAGAAGCCGCAGCTTTACCACTAGTAGCAGCAGATGCAGGAAGGAGTATTTTTATAACATCAGATTCAGGTGGTGTATTCATAGTTAAATTTAATGCTACACCTGGTACTTACTCTGACAATGGTGGTTCTTTTGAAGGTACAGTGTTCATTCCTAGCGGCGGTAATGGAACAATAGGAATTCTGAGATACAGTTATGAACCTTTGAATGTTCGATGGTTTGGGGCTGTTATTGATGGGGTAACTGATGACTCAGCTGCAATTGTAGCAGCAGCATTAATCAGTACTGTTTATGTCCCCAAAGGAGTGTGCTTTGTTGATAATAACTTGATATTGAAGTATGGGATTTATGGCGACGGTATTGGACAAACCATATTGAAACACGGTTCCAATGTATCTAACACCACGTTCATAACACTGGGTGCAGGTGCGCCGAACAATCCTGGTGCAAATTGTAAACAATTAACTATCGATGGTGACCAAAGTAATAACACTGGGTTTACATCAGCCGAACTAGTTTTAAATAAAGGGTCAATAGCCGGTGTTATTGAGATTAAAGATTTCAATGGTTCAGGTATTGATCAGGGTTCGTATGGTGAAGATAGTAAATGTCTACACTGTATTATAACAGGGATTGGTTCAGCTACTGTAGGCTCTTCTTTCGGTATCAACATTAATGTTGCTACTACGAAAAATATGGAAATTTATGGTTGTGTTATTCGTAATTGTCGCCTTAATGCCATATTAGGACAAGGTGTTGGAACAACTATCATTCGTAATTATTTCGAAGGAAACCACGTTCAAACTGTTCCAACCGGTGGTGGTCAAATATCTGTTGGGTCGGTTCCTGCTAATGGTTCAATGACGATAATTACGAATAACTATTTTGGACCTGGTGGTGGAGCATCAGCTAGTGGTATGGAATTAAACGGTCATTGTTTAGTTGGACATAATACATTGGTGGGTCAAAAAGCTGTTGGTATATTTTTACAACAAGGATTGGAACATCAACTATTTTCGAACGTGATTAAAAACGGACTGGCAGAAGCAATTGCTGTTGCTGCAAATCTTTCTAATTTCATGATAAACAATAACCAATGTTATGATGACCAATCAGTAAAAACTCAAACTACTGGTGTTCTAATTAACACAGGTTCATCAGACAATTACACGATAATAGGTAATAGACTTGAAAATAATAAAACAGCAGCGTTAACCGATGGTGGCACAGGTGCTGTTAAATCAATAATGGGAAACACTCCGTTATCTACTGAAAGCTGGGAATCGTGGATACCTACCATAGTTCAAGGAGCGACACCCACGTTTACAATAAATCATGCAAGATTGAGAATCATAGGTAAAACTGGATTTATATCCATGCGGTGTACAATGATAGCAGGTACAGCAGGTACAGCAGGTACAGTCATCACTCTTGGTGGGTGGCCTACTAAAATAAACCCAGCAAACCCGAGTGGCTCTTTAGTTGTTGGACAATTTTTTATCACCGATAGTGGTACTGCGTTTTACACCGGGGTAGTAACAGCTAATTCAGCAACTACCATGAGAATGATGGCTCATAATTCAGGAAATTATATCGGTGCAATTCCTAATTTTGGATTGACAACAGGTGATACAGTATCAATTAACGTTCAATTTAATATAGCGTAATGAAACCTGAAGATATTAAATTTATTATAGTTCACACGGCGGCTACCAAACCGTCAATGGATATCGGCTTGTATGAGATTCGAAAATGGCATACTTTACCTAAAAAATTAAATGACGGTACAGTACGTTATATGAGGAAAATTTACCAATCAAATAATGATCTACCGGAGGATATTCGTGGTAAAGAGGGGAATGGTTGGTCTGATATTGGATACCACTACGTTATTCGAAGAAATGGGCAGACTCAAACAGGTAGGGATTTATCTACTAGAGGTGCTCACGTAAAAGGGTATAACGATGTTTCGTGGGGAATATGTTTGATAGGAGGACTAGATAAAGATGGAAATCCTGATTGTAATTACACCAAAAAACAATATATTGAATTAGATAGATTATTAACTGAATTATATAGGAAAGCGCCACTCGCAGAAATAACAGGTCATAGGGAATTTGATGGAGTTACTAAAACCTGTCCAAATTTTGACGTAAAGGAATTTTATTATGATGAAAATTATGACTAAAATCGTAAAAGCATTTACTGATATCAAAGTTGTAGGAGGAGTGTTAGCGAGTATTATTTTCGCGCTAAGTGCTTACGCTAATTCACACTTTGTAAGAATCGATGGTATTCAAGGAATATTAAACCTGCATGAGATTAAAGAAATTAGGAGGAATATATCGATGCTTGAGGTAGATAAAAATGACTCAAAAACAGCAAGTGACCGGAAAAAATACAGTCTAAAGATTAAAATTGCTGAAAACCAAATCAAGGAAATAAAAGGAGAGTGAAGATGCGTTTACGTAAAAAATTTAGTTTAGCTTTATTTTTTGGAGTGAGTGCTGTAGTGATGGTATTTACTGATATCAAAGGACCTGAACTAACAGCTTTTGGTATCATTGTATCAGGAATATTAGCGGCTTTTGGTGCAGCTGATGTGTATGGTAAAAAATACGAAGGGTGAAATGAATGTTTGGGTTAAGTAAATATTTAATTGGTGGTGTATCATTAGTTCTTATTCTACTTTTCACTCATTGGAAAGCATACAATATAGGAATGGATGTTCAAGCTGGTGTCGAAGCACAAGCTAGACAAACATTAATTAATGAACAGCTAAACAAAGTTAAAATTGTATATAAAGAAAAAATCAAAGTAGAGGTTAAGTATCGTGACAAAGTTAAAATCATATATAAAACAATTGACCCTACCGGTTGTCTTGACCATACTCTTGGTGATGTTGGGTTGTTCGGTTCCACCACAGATGATTAAACCTGATGTATCACTACTCGAGTACGCACAAAAAAATAAACTCAATAAAGATAACACTTTACGAGATTTAGTAATTGAGAATGAATTCAGAGGTAAAGAAATCGACAAGGTTAATTTAAATTTAAAAATTTTACGTGATGAATAATTTAAATAAAACTCACTTCTTCATCAATCGTGTGACCTTTTCTGTATCTTTCGATTGATGCTTTTAGTCCTTCTTGGCTGTCGTTTTTTCTTTCGATGGCATCAGCCACAGCAAGGTCAATTGTGTCATTACATAGTATTCTAATGATTGATACTGGTTGGTTTTGCCCTTGTCTATCTATTCTACCACACATTTGCTCGTATAATTCCAATGACCAGTTGATGCCGAACCAAACTAATATGTGACCTGATTCTTGCAATCCATCAATCCCATGACCCATTGATGCAGGGTGACCCACTAACAGTTTTATTTCACCACGGTTCCATTTATCAATTATAGATTCTGTATCTTTCGATGGTGTATTGGTTAGATTTACAGGTTTATATTTTTTGAATCGTTTCATTATTCGAACAGCGTCCGCTCTAAATGTGTAACTACATAATACAGGGGAACCCATTGCTTCTTCTAAAACTTCTTCTAATGCATCAAGTTTAGCATCATGAAGAGGTTGAAATTCAGGTGATTCACTATTCAAATAAGGTGTACCATTGCAAAACTGTAAACATTTATTAGACACTGATGCTTTGCTAAAAACTTCTATCTCGTGACCACTATCTAATTGGGTGAATAATTTTTTTTCCATTTCTTTATAAGCTTTACGTGCTGCTGAAGTTAAATCAACCATCATATCAGTTGTTTTACAAACTGGCAAATCAAGATAATCTTTCGAGTCCATCTTCACTGTGATATCGCTGATTTTAAATTCAATCCACTGTTTACCGAGTTCCGTTGGTGTGTAACCCCAACCATTATAATCGGATGTGAAATAACTATCTTTATAGTGAGTAACAAACTCCCCCAACCTGCTCCCCCCATCAACTGCTAAAAATTGACCATGTAAATCCAGATAACCATTGGATGCAGGTGTACCGGTTAATCCGGTTCTATATTTGAAATGACTAAATATCTCACGCCACCCAGTTACTTTTATAGTGTAACTTTCACCGCGTTTATCTTTCCTGTCACGTTTCCCACCTTTCATTCTTAGCGCGTTGCTGTTTTTCATTTTGGATACTTCATCATAAACCACCATTTGAAATGGTAAATCTTTACCTTGGGAAATATAATAATGGTCGAGTTGTTCTGATAACCAATTCATATTTTCATAATTGATTAGGTATATATCAGCTTCTGTAAATAAAGCTCTAGCTCGTTTTGACTTAACCCCATGCATTATACTAAATCTTAAATGTTTGGTGTGCTCCCACTTGCGAGACTCTCTAGCCCATACAGATTGTATAACTCGTAATGGTGCAAATATCAATGTTTTTTCTACTTGACCAGCTCTCATTCTATCAATAATAGTTGTTAGTGTGATTGGTGTTTTACCAAGGCCCATTCCTAACCACAACATTGAATCATCATTGTTTAATTGATGTATAATGCAATATTTTTGATATTCAAATAATTGTTGTGGGGTTAGTAGGTTGTTCACTGTATTATTCTTTATTTAGAATTCCATTCATAAAAAAATCAACCCCTTCACTACCGTAAACAATATGAACTTTAGCACCAACATATATGAGTCTTTCGTGTTCTCGAAATTGACACGTTGATACTATACCATCTAATGTTTTCACCTCAACGAAATACACAACACCTGATATAATAACAATCCTATCAGGTACTCCGTCGATTCCTGGACTAACCCATTTTCTTGTAATGCCACCTATCCTGGTGACACGTTCATTAAGATACCTTTCAATCTTTCGTTCGCGAACACCCATTATTTACAAGCCTCCCTACATAAAGGACAAAGAAACTCTGTGCAATTGTCATCATGTTTGGAGTTATCAATATGATGACAACAATTGATTACTGTTCCACAATCATCCACACTATATGAATAATACTTACAATCTTTTTTTATCACAGGACAAACATTATTCGAATCAACAGGAGACATATTTGATTGATGTGATGTAACTTCATTACTCAACAACCGAATACATGCAGTTAATGTTTCAATTACCACAGGCATCTTATCGTCAGTTCCTATCATTTTCTCAGCGTTACGTTTCATCATCATCATGTAACCCATAGCTGCAATGGGGTTACCAGCATACATTTTTGAAACTGATTCTTCTTCACTTCTTGCTATATCACTGTGCATCGTAGTAACACTGAACATATCACCCTGATTAATCAATTCTTCAAGTTCATCTGATGCTACAAAATAACGAGTCGAACCATTACTATATTTAATTGTTACTGTTGTGTTGTGCATACTATTCGTCTATCTCCAATTATGTCAGGTATTGAAATTACCATACCGAAAACTGTAGTATTTTCAATGAATTTTATTATTTTTTTCCGGTCACCGTCATTTAATAAATCTGTGATTTCTCTCATTTTGATTTTTTGTACTGAACTTGGTTTTTTCAATCTTGTTGATTCTAGCAGTAAATCAATACCACTAAAATAGTCAAGTGAAACGCCATCAGGTAAAAAACCATTAACTTCCATGTATTTATTTTTTGCATTCTTAATTTTTAGTAACACTTAACAACTCCATTAAGCTACATATATTAGGTAAATCATAAGACATTCTAGTAATTAAAATTTGTTTTCCTGAACATAACTTTAACAAAGCTTTATGTGATTTTGATTCTGTACTTGTCAGTCGGCAATCAATGATTATTAATTCTAAATTTTTGATATTTTCAAAATCTACAAACTTGTGAACATTATGTATACTAATTGCTTTTTTATATTCATGTTCCCTATCAGCAAAATGTTTTGATGAAGCTATTACTAAATCAGTGTTCGATATTAAGTTTTGTAAACATGAACTACGAAACCCGTCCCCTGTGTTATATTCAATGATTGTGTTTTGTTTTCTGTTTATGTTCATGATTAGAACCCCTATTGTGTAACATTGTAGTACATTCACTTGTAGATTACAACAACGGATTAACTATTTTCTCAGTTTCTTTTATGTACCACTCATAATTCAAATCAGCAGGGTGATAATGACCATGGAACCATTCACACAGGTTCAAATCATTACACAAATTGACATTCCAACCGGCGTTTATACCCAATTTTCTTTCGCTGTATGTCGATTTGTTTTTAGTGTGAATACGCTCATCCCACACACCACTGCCTATTTCATTAATTATTGAAGTGAAATAGGAATCAGTCAATTTGTTTGCTCGTTTGTATTCACCTTCTGGACCTTTAGGGGGCATTATCTTTTCCAGCGTCTTACCTTCTGTACTCATGTAATAACGTACAATGTTACTAACTTTCCCCCCACCCCATTCGAGAATACTGCTTCTTGGCACTTTAGTTCGAAGAAAGAAATCAAAAACATCATTATGACTTTCAATGAAATCTTTGATATCAACACCTCGTACTAAACGTGCTTCGGCTGCTAAAGCAACCATCCTAGCCGACCAGTTTTTATGGTGTGGTAATTCCCTGGTTCCTGGGTTTTCTTCAGCTGTGACGTGAGCATAAACACCGATTCTTTTTAATTCTCCGTTCTGTTTTTCTGCAATATAATTATTAACATCACGAATGAACATTCGATTATACAAACCTTCTTCTAGTTCAAGTTGTGTTAACTTCTCCCACCATTTACAAATAGAACGGGTGTGTTCAACATATTCATGTGGACATAAATAAGTAACCCCATCAGTGTTGGCTTGTACCATTTTTAACCCAGGTGTTTTTATCAATTGTTCAATCAACATACATAATAGTAATTGACCGTTTATGGTAATCACCATTGTATAGAAGGGGTCAAAAAATGGTGAATATTCATTATTACTACCACCATAAGCACCATTTAAGGCAAGTTTAAACGCTTCGTTTTCTGGTGTACCTTTTTTGTATTTCTTCCTGGTATCGTAAACACCTGAATAAGCGTCACAAAATTCAACACCTAAATGAGCTGGGTATAATTTATTTTTAATACCTAGGTTGGGATAATAACTAGCAACATCAATATCAATGATTTGATACTTGTCATCTGTGTAAATAGTTTTTGAATCGATCGAAGCATGTAACCCACCTGTACCGAAATGATATTCAAAACCATCGATGGTTGCTATTAAATCTTTGAATACTCCTTTTGTTTCTTTTATTATTTTTGATTGTAAATAAACCATCACTTGCTGAAAAGACTGATTTTCAAATTTAACATAGTTGAATATAACTTGTGATAAATCAATCTGTTCTCGTTTGGTTTGACGTTTGATTTTTTTATTATTTATATATTCATAACATACACCACGTTTTTCTATCTCAGTAACTAATATCGTTTCACCAAGTGCGATATCATTTAGATTTATCATGTTTTTATTAAATGTTTTGGATAGTTCTTCACGTAATTTAATTTTTGATTCAGTGCGTGTTAAGAATAAATCAGTAGCATTAACATCATGCCAATTGTACTGTTTAAGTATCTCTATTTGTTCGCTAGTTAGTACCGTACCTACAGGGAAAGGCAAATCTTCGACACTCTCCATCCTCATGTTAAATTCTAATATTTTCAATCCTGTCGATAGTGCACCAATATTAAAATGATGTATTTTACACAAATCAATCTGTTCTATTAACCATTGTGATTCCCACACCATGTGAGAAAAACTAGCAGGGCCGTTTGAGTTTATAATACTCATCGCTTTGTTATAAATATCAGCAACGGTGATTCCTGTTTGACTGTGTTTATAAATGAAATGTAACACTGGGTAATCAAAACCAATATTATTATAACCTACTGTTCTACAATGTTGTTCTCCTAGTATTTCAATAAACCGACACAGAGATTGTAAGTCATTCTGTCTAAAACTAATTTCAAAATACCATTTACGCCTGGTTGTTCTGTGTAAAAACCATACGGTGAAAGCGTTCGGGTATGTTTCGATATCGTAACACACATCGCCTGATGTAACGCCGTATATGAAATCAGGAATATTCATTATAAATGCTCAGTTAAGTAATCAAAAATTAGTTGTGTTTTACTTACACTCCAACAAATATTCCCATCTTTGACCACATTGATAGTTATTGCATCATCGTTATCATCAACAGTAGACGATATTTCTAAATTACAAGAATTTGATATTTCACCATGTACTTCTTTAAACATCCATAACATTTTTTCTTTATCATCCATTAATACACCTCGTCAAACTAGAACTAAGTATAAAAAATAAAATAGCTGTTTCGATTAAAACGACAATAAAGTTATTAGAATGAAACTCGAATACTTTATTTAAAAAATCTATAAATCTTCGTTTTGCTAATCTTATTTTATAATTCACTTTAAACCACCTTTGAGATTGTTAAAAAAATCACCGCCCTCAAACTTGGGGCACTAAAAACGAAGGCGGTGAAAACCTTTAAGAAAACGAAGTTTTTATTGCTAAACCTTGGTCAAGTAACATTTGCTCAGTCCACCCGGGGGTTGATAAATATTGCTCTAAGCTCACACCTGCTGCTTTTTCTGTCATTATCAATTGTACTATAGGTGGTGCAGCCATAGGTGGTGCAGCCATAGGTGGTGCAGCCATAGGTGGTGCAGCCATAGGTGGTGCAGCCATAGGTGGTGCAGCCATAG